AAGATTTTGTTGAATATATTAAAACAAGTGATTTTAATAGTTTCTACGAAATTAGAGATGAAATTGAACAATACGATAAACAATTAGCTGAAGGACAAGACATAGACGAAGCTAAAGCTAAACCAAAAAAGAAAAATCCCCCAATTGGAAAACCAATGCGCGGTGGTTCTAAAAAGTTTTATGTTTACGTAAAAGCACCTGGTGGTAAAATTAAAAAAGTATCATTTGGTCAAGCAGGTATGTCTGCTAAAATTAACAATCCTAAAGCAAGAGCTGCTTTTGCTGCTAGACATGATTGTAAAAATAAAAAGGATAGAACTAAAGCATCTTATTGGTCTTGTCGTTTACCAAGATATGCTAAATTATTAGGTTTAAAGTCTAACTTCTCAGGATTCTGGTAATGCTTAAATTTTTAGATTTTTTAACTGAAGCAAAAGAAACATTTGAAGAGTTTGCTAAAACTCGAGGTAAAGGTGCTGAAAAAATTGCTGAAAATGCTCAATCAAAAGGTGGTTTAGCAATGTTAACTTATAATCATTTTAAGGTTAAAGCTCCTTATTATGATAAAGCCGCTAAAGGTAAATTTGATGTAAAACAAGCGACTGCTGAATTTAATTCTATCAAAAGTGGAATTTCATTAAATATGACTCCAACCGAGTTTCAAAAACAACTTGGAAAGTTAGAGGTATTAGGTGAACTTATTATAAGAAACAAAAAATGATAAATTTATTAGACATATTAAGTGAGGCAGAAGTAGCAAAATGTCCTGCCCCTACTCAAAACATTGAACTAAATCTTCAAAATAGACAGAAGGCAATTAATGAATATGGGTATGGTCCTTTAAATCCGAATGAACCTAATAATAAGTTTTGGCAAGCCAAAGCGGATATGTGGAAATTAGATTCTGTAGAAGAAGCTAAAACCTCTAGATGCGGTAATTGTGCTGCGTTTGATATAACAAAAAAGACATTAAATTGTATTGCTAAGGGAATAGGTAATGATGAGGGTAGTGAAGATCCTTTTGATGTAATTGAAGCTGGACAGCTTGGATATTGTAGATTTTTAAAATTTAAATGTGCTGCTGCTAGAACCTGTGATGCTTGGGTTGTTGGTGGTCCTATTACCGATGACAAAACCGTATAAAGATATAGAAATTACAGATAAATATATTGTTCGTGAATTTAGCGAAAATATAGATCCTATAGAATTGTTATGGCATCGTGATGATGAAAATAGAACAGTTGAAATAATTGGTGAAACAGATTGGAAATTACAATTAGATAATCAATTACCAACTTCTATAAATCAACCCATATTTATTCCAAAACACGAATGGCATCGTGTTATTAAAGGAACAGGAACATTAAAATTAAAAATACATAAATCATAATATTTATAATCAATGGCAACATATATTATTTCAGGAGTATCATCAGCTGATGCTGGAACAAAAAACTTTACAGTAATATCTTCAACAGCAGGAGTAACTGGTGGTTTTGGCCCTATTTCAGGAGCATATAAAACAGGTATTATGGCTGGTGTAGATTTCGTAATAGCATATGATGCTGATCCAGATCCAACATCAACACAAGCTACTTTTAACTCCCCAGCAACCGGTAATCCAATATATGTTGCTCAAAGAGTACCTTTAGGAGCAGCAAATAGTTACACTGTTTGTTTCCCACAATTTTCAAACCAAGGGGCAGCAGGTACTTTATGTAGAGTAATGGCTTATGTTTTTCCTTCGGATGGAACTAACTTTACTACTAATGATTACCTAAGTGCCGATATTCAAGGATACACACCTCAAGTACGTACTGTAGCTGAATTTATTACAGCAATGAAAGCTATTGGTATACCAGTATTTAATAACTCAGGAACATTACAATAATGAAACCCGCAGATACATTTGATTTAAGAAAATTTTTAACTGAAGGACAGTTAGAAAAAAATTTAAAAGAATTTGAAGAAGAAGGCAGTGCTGAAGAAAAAGCATTTGATGCTGAATTGATGGCTGCTTCTAAAGATATAGCAGCTGCTTTAGAAAAAGAACTTAAAGCAAAATCTCAAGATGGTAAAGAATTAAATGAGGCAGTTATAGCATCTGCAATAGCAGCTATAATGACAGCTAATTCCATTGTAGGATTTATTTCCAAATATTCAGCAAAATTAATGAAAAAATTAAACTTTAAAAAAGGTGAAGATATTGCTGAAAAAATCCATCATTGGGCTCATGATAATGAAATGGAATTTCAAGCTCCAATTAAACGTGTTTTAGGATTCTTTATTAAAGATCCAAAGAAATTAGATTTATTAACTAAAGGAATTTATGCAATTGTAGTAGGAGGTATGGCTGCTGGTTATGGTATAGAAGCAGTTAGTAGTTTAAGTAAAGCTTCTTGGTTTCAAACCGCTTTAACTTCTTTAAAGACTATAGCTAAAGGAGAAGAAACCATAGTTAATGCTTATCCTGCTATTAAAGCATTAGTATCTTAATTTATAGACGGATTCATAGCCCGTCGCTTAAAAAGAATTTTTTAGAGAGCTGTGGCCTCAATTTTGAGACCACAGCTTTTTTTATTATATTAACGTGTTAAATATATGGCAAAGAAAATCATAATCGTAGGAGCAGGTGTAGCAGGTGTTAATGTTGCTACTAAATTAGTAGACAATGGTTATCCGGGACAAGATATTACCATTATTGATATGGGAAATGACCCTTACAGACGTAAACCTGAAGAAGTAATGACAGGTTTTTTAGGTGCTGGTGGTTGGTCTGATGGTAAATTAACTTACCATACAGCAATTGGAGGTCAATTATCTAAGTATGTTGGTGAAAAGAAAGCAATGAAATTAATGGATGAAGTTATTACTAATTTTAAACGTTTTCACCCCAAACCAGAAGAAGTACAATGTTCAAATCCAGTAGAAGAACCTGATTTTATTAAACCCTATTTTGGACTACGTTTATTCCCAGTATGGCACGTAGGTACTGATTATTTACATGAAATTGGCAAAAATTGGTATGATTATTTAATATCTAAAGATGTTAATTTTATTTGGAATGAACGTGTATTTAAAATTGATTTTGAATCTGATTTAGTTTATTTAACTGTAAATGGCAAAGAAGGTCAATATGCTATAGAATATGATAAACTAATATTTGGTGTAGGTAAATCAGGTATAGATTTTGCCCAATCTCTTCAAGATGAATATCAATTAGAAACAGAACCTAAATCAGTACAAATTGGAGTTAGATTTGAAGCACCACAAGAACACTTTCAAAAACTAATCGATATCAGTTATGATTTTAAATTGTATCGTAAGTTTGAAGATAAGGGTGTATCATTACGTTCATTTTGTACAAATAATAATGCCGCTTATGTTGCTGTAGAAGAAACTTATGGTGATTTGTCTTACAATGGTCATGCTAAAAAAGATCCAAAATATAGAAATGATATGACTAATTTTGGTATTTTGATGGAAATTAACGGAATTAATAATCCCTTTGAATGGTCACGTAATGTTGTAAACAAGTTACAATTTGGAGGTAGAGGTTTATATTATTCACCTTCTCGTGTTCCATCCCAAACATCGGAGGGTGAAGAAATTAATGCTTTCCAAATTGAATTTTTAGATGGTGTAAAAGAAGTTATGGGTGAATATTGGAATTATATAGAGGATATTATTGAAGATATGAAAAAAGTATTCCCAACACTTAAAGACGATTGGGGAGTTTATATTCCTGAGGTAAAATATTTGTCCCCTGAACCACTTGTAAATCATAAAGATTTAGGATTATCAGAATACCCAGATGTTCATTTTGTAGGAGATGCTTTATCAGCTCGTGGCATCACAGTTTCAGGAGCACAAGGTATTTTAGCTGTAGAAAATTTAGTTAAAGAATGTGAATGGGATAATGTTCATGGGGATATAATCAATTGGAGATAATTTGGAAAATTAAAATAAATTTATTATATTTCGATTATGGCTACAAAATATGAATTTAGCAAAAAATTAAAGAGAGCAGATGGTACTATAGCTTGGGTTTGGGAAGGTAAGCTACATAATTGGGATGAAGCAGCATTGATTCATCCTGATGGTAAAAAAGAATATTACATTCATGGAATTAAATATACTTTAGATGGTTGGAAAGAAGCAAGACGTAATCGTGAGGGTTTACCTTGGTTTAAAAATCCATCAATCACAAACTCAAGAAACGCTGGTTAATTATGAAAATAGGTTTATGTGGAACAATGAGTGTAGGTAAAACTACATTGGTAAATGCTTTAAAGCAATTACCTGAATTTGCAGATTATAATTTTGCAACTGAACGTTCAAAGTATTTACGTGATTTAGGTATTCCATTGAATACTGATTCTACTATTAAAGGTCAAATTATATTTTTAGCTGAAAGAACAGCTGAATTGATGAATGAAAATGTTATTACAGATAGAACTGTAATTGATGTAATGTCGTTTACTAAAGCAGCTAAATCTATTAACTATTATGAAGCTGAAGCTTTTTGTGGATTAGCTAAAAATTTACTTCATGAATATGATTACATATTTTATGTATCTCCAGTAGGAGTTGAAATTGAAGATAATGGAGTAAGAGAAACAGATATTGAATATAGAAAATTAATTGATTTTCTTATTGGCTTAAATCTTAGAGAAAATAAACATCGTATTAAAAATCTAACAACTTTATCAGGAACAACTGAAGAACGTATTGCGCAAATTAAAGAGACAATTTTTGGTTGATATTTATGGTCATGAATAAATCTGAATTAAAAAAGGAAATTAAAGATTATATATACGAAATTTTATCTGAAGAAGATTTAGATGAAGGTACTTATGTAGGAGCAGATGCTGTTGATGATCTTCAAAAAGACCCTAAATTTGCTTCTGCTAAAGACAAAACCACTGCTATCAATACCTTAAAAACAGGGGGTAGTGTAACTTTAGAAGAAGAAGATGAAGATAGAGAACCTACTAAAGCTGAATTAGCAAAAGAAAAAGTAAAAGGTGCTCCTTCTAAATTTAAAGTATCAAATACTGAATTTGAAGATTTTAAAGAGAATTTAAAATCTTTAGTTAAGAATATTAAAGATATGGTAAAGGGAGAAGCTAAAGATAAAATAATGGCTGCACTTAAACAATTTATA